TTGTAATGTTGATTTCTGCCGTAATTCGCACCGTTTGCTGTGTACCATATGTCTGCAAACTGTGCCATTGTGGTGGGTTTCTTTTGGTTCAGTTCTTCAATGAATCTTGGGTTTACCGTTCTGCAATATCTGTTCATTCTGCACTGGTCAATTTTCAAAGCATCTGCAATCAGTCTTTCGTGGCTTGCCATGATGTTTGCAAGGTTTCTCAGGCTCTGTGGTGTGTGTCCGTTTGCTCCGATGTGAATGTGAACTCCTGCCCCAACTCCTGCGTGGCTGATTGCTCCGGCTTTGCGAAGCTTTCTGACCAGTTCCTGCAAGGTTTCAATGTCGCTGTAGTAAAGAATCGGTGTGACCAGTTCGCACTTTTCAGCATCGCATCCTGCAATGCTGACGTCTTTCTGGAATTTCCATTCTCTGCCCTGCGTGTCCCATGCTGACCAGGTGCTGTATCCGTTTCGGCTTGCTGTGAATTCGTATCTGCCTGTTCCAAGGAAGTCTGCGGCAAGCTTTGCAGCTCGTTCTCTTGTGATGTGGTTCATCTCAATTTCAACTCCGATGGTCTGATTTTTCAGGTTTTCAATCTGTCTTTCTGTTTTAGCGTTCATGGTATTTTCCTCCGTAATTTCGGGCTTTCTGCCCTTTTGTTGTATCACATATTACCGCATTACGGAGGACATATCAAGCGGCTAAATCTACAGAAAAAGAGACTGTATATCCGCCGAATGATTGTGTAATATACAGTCTTGCTTTACTTGATTTTCTATGGTAAAATACAGTACGATGGAATAGGTTCTGCCTTAATTTTCAGCCCCCGCCACTCTGAAAGAATCCACTTCCGGAATGATCGCAAGGAAAGAACCATTTTCCCATTTCATATGAATTGACCCCATATCATCGATATGTGTTACCTCACCAACAGTCCCCGGAGGAACGGGATATTTTTCATTCCCCATGGTGATCATCTGGAGCTTTGTCCCTTTTGGATACTGTTTTCGGAGCTGTTCCAGATATGCTTTATTCAGAAATTTCATTAGTTGCACCAGCCTTTCTGAATGCAGAATTGCCTGTGAGATTGCGGAGGATTGCTTTTCTTGCCGCCTTGAATTCTGCCCCCACCATTCCCAGCCGAATCAGAAAACACCGCATGGTGTACTTGGGATTGTCGGAAGTGTCCGGCTTGCGGTTGATGCGTCCATGATTCTTTGCAAATTCGCAGAGCATGGAGATAAACGTGCAGCAGGCATCTGCATCACCGTCTTGCTCTACTTTGAACCATGGAAATTCCACCTTTTCATCAGATGAAATGATGTCCAATGAATCCGTCTGAAAAGCAGCCTGAAAAAGGGCAGCCTTGTTTTCGCAGATCTGCTGAAGATTACCCAGCGTATGTTCATCGAAATAGTCCGCAGGCATCTGAACTGTCAATTTTGTGTATTCCGGTTCTGCTGTTTCAGGAACATCATATCCACGTTTTTTCAGTTCTTCTATAAGATGTTCTGCCTCCTTGCTGTCAGCTGAATCGCTGATTTCAAGGTTGCCCTCTTTGGTGACAGTATAACATTCCCCGATCTTGTAAGCACAAGTCGGCATATACTGATATTCGGCAGGAATTTCAAGTATTTCAGAAACAGCTTTCACCAGTGTTTTTCGATTTTCTCCTGTGAGATGAAATGCAATCGTCATATGTTTGACCTCCTTTTCGGTAGTACACATGATAACTCTGAATGGCACAGATATCAAGTGTGAGATACGACAAAGTTTAATACTACATATTGCTTTAAATGGTGTAGTAAACACAATATTTAGTTATTTTTTGCGTAGTAGGAGATTCCTGCCAGCACAAACCAAGCGTTGCTTGAAGCGATGCCATTTCCCCACATCTTATAAGTGGCACTATCGGAGTACGGATTTTTCAGCCACTTTTCAATCTGCTTACGGGATTTCGGTTTGCAGGTCTTACCGACAGCTTTGTTGTATGTTTCAAAAACATTCTGCCACCAATTTATCTGTTCTTCGGTTGGATTTTCCGTACCAAGTCCATCACACCACCAAGTCGGCATACCTTGCAGTAACGCACATTCCTGCGGTGTTAGTCTCCTTACAATGTATTCAATTTCAGGAGTGCTGTCATTGACAACAGGAGGGTCTTTATAGTCTGATGCCACAAGTGTGTTTGCTTTTTCCTTTTCGGCAACGGTATGATGAGAATTTTTGCTTGTGGAGTATTTCGGATGAGCAATTCCGCCTGCACCTGATGCAACAAGTGTCGGGGATTTTTCCTCTTCAATCTGAAAACTGAATCGTGCGTTATATCCCTGATTCATTGCAGGTCTGCCGATTCCATACGAAACAGCGTGATTTTCAGTGCAATTCAGCGTATACATGGTTTCCGATTCCTTATATCCGTCACCATGATGTGAAGGTCTGCTACCGTTTCCTTCAACTACTACCATTCCGCCTTGATTTTTGCAAGGTGACTGATTGCTGGTATCAATAGTTCTGGAAGTTTCAGCTTCATAAAATCCGCTGTTTGGATTGTTCGACAGCATGGAATTGCTGTATTTTCCGCAGATGCCATAAGCTTTTGGAACGAAAAGTGTCTGGTCGTTATTGCAGGAAAGCGTTGCGGATTTGTTTTCTTGAATCAAAGCTCCACGCCCACCATTTCCGTGACCACAGCGAATTTTCAGTGTTGCAGGAACAACTGTCGATTCCACTACAAAAGGCTGATTGTTTCCGCCTGTTCCATAGGTTGCAGATACAGTTTGTGCAACATCAAGAGGACCTTTATAACGTGTGTCTTGAGAATGATTTTCAAACATTAAACCTGAGCCTGTTTCTTCAGAGCAATCTCCAAAACATCGGGTAATTTTTTGCCACGTTCTGAAGCCCTGTGCAGAATACCCAGACACGCCTTCTGACTCAAATAATATTTTTGAGGCACATCCGCCATCAAAATCTGCGACAAGGTAGATTCTCGCTCTTCGTTGGGGAAGATACCAGTATTGAGCATCGAATGTTCGGTAGGCAAGAGAGAAATCTTTTCCCACAATTTCTCCTGACTTTGTCCATTTTTCAGGTTTAGGGACAGATAAATCTGCGTCTTTAATCTTACAGAGTTCTTCGAGGACGCATCGGAAGTCTTCTCCGCCATTTGAGGAGAATGCTCCCGTGACATTTTCCCACACTGCGAATCTCGGATATTTTCCATTGGTTGCACCTCTCATTTCCTTTACGATTCTGATTGCCTGAAAGAAAAGCCCTGAACGCTCTGCATTCAAACCCTGACGCTTGCCTGCAACTGAAAGATCAGTGCAGGGCGAGCCGAAAGTAATAATATCCACAGGTTCAATTTCTGCACCATTGATGCTGTTGATGTCACCAAGATGCTTTACAAACGGCAGTCGTTTTTCTGTAACTGCGATGGGGAAAGGTTCAATTTCTGATTTCCAGACAGGTACGATGCCGGAAAGCATTGCCATCATAGGGAATGTTCCTGAACCATCAAAAAGACTGCCAAGGGTGAGAGATTTATTCATCAGGCTTTTCCACCTCTTTCACCAGCTCAGAATATGCGATCTGTTTTCCATCACGGATAACATACACACCGTCAGCATCGCCGCTATCCTCAACATAGCGACGAAGAATAACAGATGCATATTTTTCATCCAGTTCCATTGTGTAACAAATGCGATTCATCTGCTCACAAGCCATAAGGGTTGAACCGCTGCCACCGAATGTATCAATAACCACACCATTTGCCTGTGTGGAATTTCCGATAGGATAGCTTAAAAGGTCAAGTGGCTTTGAAGTTGGGTGATTTGCATTTCGTTTCGGCTTATCAAAATTCCAGATGGTCGTTTGCTTGCGGTCTGAATACCAGTGATGCTTGCCGTTCTGCATAAAGCCATACAGCACAGGTTCGTGCTGCCACTGATAATCAGAGCGTCCAAGTACCAGACTATCTTTCACCCAGATACAGCATCCCGCAAGATGAAATCCTGCATCAATAAAAGCTTTTCTGAAATTCAGTCCTTCCGTATCCGCATGGAACACATAGGCTGCACCTCCTTTTTCAAGGTGGTCAGCCATACACTTGAAAGCTGAGAGTAGAAATGTATAAAATTCCTCATTCTTCATACTGTCATTCTGAATGGTAAGTCCGCTGGAACTCTTGAAGGAGACCCCGTATGGTGGATCGGTCAGAATGAGATTTGCCTTGGTGTCACCCATGAGAGCAGATACATCTTCCGCAGATGTGGCATCACCGCACATCAGCTTATGTTTTCCGACAGTCCAGATATCGCCTCGCTGTACAAATGCAGCCTTTTCAAGTGCTGTGGTAAGGTCAAAATCATCGTCTTTGACTTCATCACCGCTGTTTGTATCAAATAGATCAGCAATTTCAGATTCATCGAAACCAGTCAAACCAAGGTCAAAACCGAGATTCTGTAACTCTTCCATCTCAACAGCAAGCAGTTCATCATCCCAGCCTGCATCTAACGCCATACGGTTGTCGGCAAGAATATATGCTTTCTTCTGTGCTTCGGTCATATGGTCAACAAATACACATGGGATTTCTGAAATGTTTTCAGCCTTTGCAGCTTCAATCCTGCCATGCCCAGCAAGAACGTTATATTCCTTATCGATAATGACAGGATTGACAAATCCGAATTCACGAAGGGAAGAACGAAGTTTCAAAATTTGTTCTTTGTTGTGTGTTCTGGCGTTATTTGCATAAGGCACTAACTTGTTGATGTCAACAAGCTGAAATTCTGTAGTTGTGGTCATCTGTAATTCCTCCTCTGCTGGATTCTAAGCATACCTTTTCGGGCGGCATCGATATTGCCTTTGACAGCCTGTCCCTTGATTGTGCAGTATTGCTGTTTGGTAAGATAGGGTTTGTTATTTTTCAGTTCTCTCCAAAAACTATTATCTGCTTTCATAAAAACTCACTTTCTGCTTCTCAGCAATTTTTCCATCATATCTTCCTGCGGATTGCCCTGAAATTCTACAGAACAGTTTTCACGGACTATCTGAAAAATCTGATTCCAGATTTGGTTTGCCTGTTTCATGTAGTTCTGCGACATTGCCACATAGGGAGAGGCAATTGCCGCACCAGTTGTAGGATGTTTGGAAATATATCCGTACTTGGTGACGATCTGCTCGCAGTGAATCCAACGGGAAATACTCATGGCATACTGTTCCACAAGCTGACGGCTGACGATTTTCTCGCAAGAACGTTCTTTCAGCCATTGATAAGTTTCTGTATACACATCATCTGCAAGGAGTTTTGTGCCGTCACGCTGTAATTCTTTCATGAAATCTCTGACAGGCGGTGTTTCAGCGGATTCTATATCCGCAGGCTGCATCATAACTTCAGCCGATTTTCCCTCAGCAATTTTCTCAGTGAGTGCCTTTCTTGGTCTGCCTGCACCCGGTCTTGCACCGCCTCGGTTTGTACCGTCTTTCGCCATGATGTCACCGCCTTTCATAAATCAAAGAAATTCAAACAAAATAATAAAAATGAGCATAAAAAATGCCGACTGTAAAAGTCGGCAAAGTTAGATGTTATCGATGTTTTTTCGTATTTATATCTCTGAGGGGGTCAATAGGGTGTTTGAATACCCGTTTTTGTGCGTGAGAGGGGCCACCGGTCAATGTTTTGTCCATTTTTAGAGGTTTTTATACCCCCGAGGCCTTTTCAGTATGTATAAACAGGATTCTTATCTTCCGTCCACGTCTTTTTATCGTGACATGGCTTGCATAAGGCTTGCCAGTTACTTTCGTCCCACATCAAAGCAGGGTTGCCACGATGCGGTTGTATGTGGTCGACCACAGTTGCAGGAACATATCGTCCTTGCTGCATACAGCGTACACACATTGGGTGCTTGCGGAGATACTGTTTACTGAGCCTACGCCACTTGCTGTTGTAACCACGTTTTGCAGCTGACGGTCTGTCAGGCTGTTTGTGTTTCTCGCAGTATCTTTGTCCTGCATCAATAAGCTGTGGACAGCCTGGGTAACCGCAAGGGTGCTTGCTCTTCTTCGGCATTCTCTCACATCCTTTTTTCTGATTATAATGATACCACATTTTCTTAGTGGCTTTCAATGGCTTTTAGTGGCGAGTTTATAATTTTCTGCACTTCGTTTAATGCTCTGCCGTGCATACGATAAACCCATCTCAAATCTGTAGACATCAGCAAGGCGATTTGTTCCCATTTCTTAAATTGCAAGTAACGCATCTCCAGGATTGTTCTGTATTCCGCAGGTTCAATGCTGTTTACAACACGCATGATCTCACGTTTCAAATTCACCAAGGCATCAATATCCCTGTCGATTTCACTTTCAAGATCGATAATTTTTACAACGGTTTCTTCCATTCGGGAAGTATTTCTATTTGGACTGTGTGGCATATCGCTGTAAACTGTTGTAGCTTTTGTTGCAAGCTCGTTCAGGTTTCTAATTTGTTCAATTTTAGAATTAATCTGCATATCAAGATAACGTGCCTGTTCCATGTATTCCTTTGCTGTCATATTTCCTCCAATTCCGCCTTGACCGCTGACATCAAGGCTGTCTGTGTTTTATCTTTTTCAGTAAGTGCTTTCAGAATCTTCTCGTCAACCGTACTTTTCGTGATAATGTGCTGTATGATGACGGTTTCAGACTGCTGTCCTTGTCGCCACAATCTGGCGTTGGTCTGCTGATACAGTTCCAGACTCCAAGTCAGTCCAAACCAAACAAGAAAATTTCCTCCTGTCTGTAAATTTAATCCGTGACCTGCACTTGCAGGATGTATCAATGCGACCTGCAATTTTCCGCTGTTCCAGTTCTTTATGCTTTGTGCTGATTTGATTTCCTGATATACAATTCCAAGCTTACCAAGCCTTTCTGCAATTCTTGTTCGGTCGTGCTTGAACCAATAGGCTACAAGGACAGGTTTGCCGTTTGCAGATTCAATAATATCCTCCAACGCATCAAGTTTTCGGCTGTGTATCGGGATTATCTCTCCACTATCATCATAAATTGCACCGTTTGACATCTGACACAGCTTATTGCTTAAAGCTGCAGCATTTGCCGCTGTGATCTCTGTATCCTGAACTTCAAGAATCAATTCATCTTTCAGTTCTTTGTATTTTTCTTTTTCAGCATCAGACATTTTCACGATGTATTCGTTTGAAATGAGTTCAGGCATTTTCAAGTGGTCAATTGCTTTCATAGAAACTGTGATGTCTGATATTTTCTCGTATATCCTTTCTTCCGCATCGGGAAGAGGTTTGTAGGAATACACGATATAGCCGTTCTGCTTATCAGGCTTGAAGTATTCGTTTCTGTATTGCCCGATAAATCTTCCCAAACGCTGTCCCATATCAAGCAGACGGAACTCAGCGAATAGATCCATAAGTCCGTTGCTTGCAGGAGTACCTGTCAGTCCCACGATTCGTTTCACCTTAGGTCTGACTTTCATCAGTGCCTTGAAACGTTTGCTCTGATGGTTCTTAAAGGAACTCAGTTCATCAATTACGAGCATGTCATAATCGAATGTTGTATTGCTGACAAGCCAGTCCACGTTTTCACGATTGATGATGTAGATGTCAGCATCTGCCTTCAAAGCTTCAGTGCGTTCTTCTGCCGTTCCGACTGCAACACTGTATCTCAGGTGCTTCAGATGATCCCATTTTTGCACTTCTGCCGACCAGGTATCTCTTGCTACTCTCAGCGGTGCGATAATCAAAACTTTTCTGACTTCAAACAGGTCATATATCAGATTGTTGATAGCTGTAAGGGTTGTTATGGTTTTGTCAACCTAAGCCCATGTCAAGGAAAAGAGCTGCTGTCTTATGTTCTTCAATAAACTTGACTGCATATTCCTGATAATCATGAAGCTTCATTACTCATCACCTCTTTTATAAATTTATCGATGTCCTCTAAGGCATCAAGGACGTAAACCTGAAAGCCTAACCGCCTCAGAAGTTTATGCCTTGAAAGCTGTAGAGGCCTTGGTTTCTCTCCCGGTGCTTTCACTTCCACAAAGGCAATGTTTCCTTTTGGCATCAATACGATACGGTCTGGAACTCCTGCGGTTCCGGGTGAAGTGAACTTCCAGCAGACTCCGCCATTTTGCTTTACTGCCTTTGTGAGTTTTTCTTCAATAAATGATTCTCGCATAAATTCTCCCTATTTTTCGGAAAAGTGGAAGTCGGTGGAGGTCGTATACAAACCTTATATATAGAGATAAAATTTACTTTTTTCTCGCCTGCGTAAAGTCTGTATATGAGTTCCACCGACCTCCACTTTCCCTATATTTCGGTGTTTTTTGACCTTAAAAGTGAAGGTCGATTTTATATAGTGGAAGTCAAAAACATACTTTTAATCAAGAAAATCTGAAATTATACTCAATCCCATAATAAAGTTTCCGTGATTCGTTTTCTTCTTTCTGTACCCCGCCTGTTCCAATGCGGCATAAAAATCAGAGGTACTTCTTGTGTATTCTCCGTTTTCATTGCAGTATTCTCTGTATCGGTTATAGAGGTCACCGGACTTTGCCTGATAGCTTTTATCCACCTCACAGCATTCATTGATGAAGTTACCAAGCCAGTCATTGCCCTCACGATAAGAGCCTATCGCATCAAGGACACACTGCGGTCTGTTGATCTGATAGTTTGCCGCAATCACCTTTCTTGCACCCTCAATCAGCCACGAAAGCACTGCACCGCCAGCGTTATCGACTAAATGCTGCGTATAGTTTTTGATGTCCTTAGAGCCTTGAATTTTTGCGTGAAACGGAATGACAATCAATCTCCGCCACGTTCCATCATCCGATGCACCGACCTTTGGAAGATGGTTTGTATACAGCACCAAAGTGTGAGAAGGTTCAAAGTGGAACGGTGCTTTGAATTTCTTTTCGGCAAAGATTGGGTCAGTGGAACAAAGCTGTTTTACGACTGAGGTGTTCAGCCGCATACCTTCCTGCAATTCTGCTGCAATAATCATACGCTTGCCTTTGAGTTCAGCCATTTCAGGTTTTACGTTTCGCTTGCAGTTGACAGTCAGGGCATCAGCTGAAATGTTACCGCTGTAACTTCCCAAAACCTTGTAAATGACATTCCAGAACGTGCTCTTGCCGTTTCGTCCGTCACCGTAGGCAATAATCATGGCCTCCATATACACCTTGCCCACAATGCAAAGTCCGCAAATCATCTGCACATAGTCGATCAGACTCTGGTCACCGCAGAAGAACAGCTGTAAGGCATCCTCCCACAAATCCTTACTGGCATTACTTGGAACGACCGCCGTCACTTTCGTTAAGAGGTCGGCAGGGTCTGTAGGCTTCCAGCCATTCAATCCTTTGGGCAGATAATACGTGCCTCCGGGGGTATTCAAGAGCATTGGATTGCTGTCAAGGGCTTCTGGATTGTGGAGAACAAGTGGCTTTGCAGCCTCCAGTGCATTAGTCATACTGCGGATATGACGGTATTTCATCACAAACGCCTTAAAAGCGACATAATACTGATACTGCTTGTATGCCTCTGCCTGTTCTCCCACCAAACCATCTCTGAATTTTTTACCGCCATTTATCGCCACATTTCTTGAAATACCGAGGCT